GTAAGAGATATGTGGATCTATGAACGTAAGCTGCAATACCCCGTCAATATCAAGACACCCAACCCCAAGCTCGCCACCGCCATCATCACGCAGCTGGGCGGCACTAATTGCATTTTATGATAATTATTCAAACACCAATAAAATAGCACCCCCACGAGCTGTGAGGGTGCCTTTTTATGCCTTTACCACGATAGCGTCATATCCCGCTGCCAGCAGTCCCCTCTGCATGGCCTCGGCGTTTTCCTTAACGGAATAAGCACCAACCTGCACGCGGTACATAGTGCCCGTGGCTGCCGGGAATTGCACTCCCAGCGTGTTCATGATGCCCTTTGCAATCGCTTGGCCCATGGCTTTCTTGCCGCGCTCTGAGGTTAAAATATGGAGGTCAGAGGCGTTGTCAATAAAAGCGCATTCAACGATCACAGCGGGACAGGGCGTCTCCCGGATAAAGCCGTAATAGTCCTTGCCGTTGTTATTCTTACGTATCTTTGCACCTCTTGAATTCTGTCCCATACTCACGATCTCTGCGAGAATGTTATTGGCGAGGATCTTTCCGATGCCGCCACCGTGATGGTAGTACACCTCCGCACCGTCGCCGCCGCCCGCATTGTTGTGAATGTCCACGGCAAGATCGGGAGAGAATGCAATGCACTCCTTGATCTCGTCGCTTACGGTGTCGTTCTCGTCCTTGGTACGGCTCATTCTGACCGTGATGCCGTGCGCTTCAAGCAGCTCCCTGCAAGCGAGCGCGATAGATAAATTCAAGTCTTTTTCTTTCGTGTTGTTTGATACTGCGCCGGGGTCACTTCCACCGTGCCCAACGCCGATGAATACTTTTGGCAATAGAATTCCCCCTATTCCTTTTTCTTAGGCTCTACGTATGTCATTGCCTGCTTGCTATCAGAAATGCCTTCGGTAGTCGGGTCTGTGACGATGCCGAGAACGGCAAGCACAACGAACACCGCATCTACCACCGCGAGGACCGCGTTCCCAATCTCTCCAAGATCGATATCCACGCCGAACAGCGCAAGGATCGGCTGTACGATCAGGAGAATGGCGGGAATGATGGTGATCCAAAAGTTTTTGTTTTTGAGTCGGACTTTCCAGTTGATGTTCATAATCTTTCCTCCTTTGATTATCTTTTATCGGGTTCATGATATTTCGACAAAGCATCAATGCGTTTGTGGGCATTCTTGGTGGACTCTTCATTTCGGGTAATTCGCTCGTCGAGACTTTTCAAGTCGCCTCTGATATCACGGTTGTCTCGTTTCAGATCATCGACCCCGGCTTTGATGTAACCGAGCTCTGTGAGAACGACGCCGCCCTCTTTACCCGCGTTTTTATCGTCAGCAGAACGATTGCGACTTAACGCAATAATCGTGCAGATTAAGCTAACAATTCCTACCACCATGCCCGATATTCCGAAAATCCAATCGTTCATGTCTTGTTCCTCCTAAAAACTGTTCGTAATGAAAACCAAAGCCAAATGATACAAGGCAATGGCAGAGTATACTATGAGTAGAGCGGTCATGCGTAAACAGGCACAGGCGGCTCGCTTGCATCGAAGTAGACAGATCCGTTGTCTTTGTTCATAACATCGACGTTAGTCCAAATCAACTCAAAACTTCCCGTACGAATAGAGAAACTATAGTCAGTCTCCTCTGTGTTTAACACCCAGCTGCCGTCAACGTGGGCAAAAGCCTTATAAGGCTTGGGAGCGATAACAGTGGGTTCGTAACCTTCTGTACTATGCGCTTGCTCTGTATAGTACGGCATATCACCGCAAACATGCAATAAACAAGTACCGTCAGTTATAGTACGTGTAATCATTGCACAAGGGTATGTTACCTTATCCGTCCATACCTCGTTTATATCGGGCAACTGCACTCCGTTATATCGATACGCAATAGGCTCTTTTGCATTCGGCACTACCGTATTGCTTGTGTAGTAGGTCTTGTTGATTTTAGGTGTGCCCGCGGATTCTATATCTGCCTCACCGACAAATGTACCGCCTGTTCCTTCAAACATATACTCAAGTGCATTATCCGCCATTACACCCGTTCCGCTTGTGGGTATTCTATAAGGTGTTTGATACTCGCCGGTTTGCGTTTCAGACAACTTGATACTTGTGCAACCCCAAAACATGGAGGCATAACAACGGAACTTCAAATTAGTTGCTTTTAATTTCGGAAGAGCAACAAGACCCGTGCAGTTAGCAAACATACTACTATAACATCTTTCCTCTAAATTCTCCGCCGGTAATTCCGGAGGAATTGTGAGTCCAATGCAATTCGCAAACATATGTAAATAGCACCCAATATACAGATTTGTTGCAGGCAATCGGGGCGCAACCTTAATGTTTTTACAATTTCTGAACATTGAATAGTAGCAACGATCTTCCAAAGTGGTTGCGGGCAATTCGGGCGCGGTAACAAGATTAGTGCAGCTATCAAACATGTCTCGATAGCAGGACGGAGTCATTATAATAGCACCTAAATCGGGTGCTTTTATCAGCCCGCTCCACGAGGAGAATAATGCGTAATAGCAAGCTTCTGCCATTGGTGGGTGCACTCCGTTGGAAACCATTTCGTAATCCAATAGGTTTTCAATATTTCCGTGGCAACTGACGTTGTCTCCAGTTAATACCCATCGGTTTGTATTGCTATATATGCCGGTGATCTTGGTGTTTCCACTGCCACGCAGGTAAATGCGCTGTTCTCTACCATGCGCTGCACTTGTGATTGAAGTTACGCCGGTCCACTCGCTCCAAGTGGCGGCATCATTGGAATAGTAGAGTGTGCCGTCCCAATTCTTTTCTTCATTATTAACTGAAATCGTGAATGGTTCGACAGACGAAAATGTCAAACAGTTTGCAGGTATAGGCGCAGGCTTCTCAGCCGATAGCATCGCATCTTGCTTCACCCATTTACCGCCCATTACTCTGTAAAAGGTATTTCCGTCCCACTTGGTGTTGGGCTTGTAAGCGTCGTGCTTTTGCCACGCTAATTCGCCCACGGGTACGGGAACGGATGCGGCAAGGTAGACAGAGCCGTCAGCGTTGAGAATGTCGGTGTTAGTCCAAATCAGCATGTCACCATGCGAAGTCTCACAAGGCGAATAATAGCCACCGTTGTTTTCATTTTCGTTGAGCAGCTCAAACTGTGTTAAATCTTCGGAAACACGATAGATTTTATAAGCGTTATTATATTCAGCCCATACTCCAACAAAGGAAAAGCCTTCGATAGTTCCGTACGAAAACGGTTTATTACATACGGAAAACATATAAAGACCGCTACTCTTTAAGTATAATATTGCATATGGATAAGTCGTTTTATCCCATTCGGGCAAAGCAGGAAGTTCTATGCCGTTATACAGATATTTACTCATTTATTACACCGCCCAATTATTCTGATTGCGTTCCCATCCATGTTTCGCCATCCATAGTCTGGAATGCAATAGTAAGTATACCTATACTGCAAGCAAACACGTGAAAAGGACCCTCACCATAATAGGAACATACCCACGTTGCAGTATTACCACCAGCGCCAAAGCTGATAATTGCAGGCTTACCAATGGCAGCAGTCAATTTTGCGTTGTCGCTTGGGGACATTTTCGCCCCTTCTTCGGTCGGCACGGTTTCCAACTCCACCACAGGCAAGGTAAAGCCACCACCGCCGCCACCTTCCGCGACCTTTTTATCCGTGTATGCGTTCGCTGCTGCTAAAATATCATCGCCACTATACGGAGGTTGAACGGGAGCGGGTTCGGTCTTTGCTTCCTCATGCTGTTCAATGACCTCGGCAACGTCGTCCGGGACTTCCATGGTTGCGCCTGCGGGGTAGGTATATTTAATTCCGTTGACAATAACAACGAAAGGATTTGCACAAGTAGGAATAGTTACAGTTTTCATTTATTTATCCTCCTAACTATTTGATATATCAGTCGCTGTCGCTCGGCACAAGTCCGATAGTGTCCTCGGGGACAGTAGTCGGGTCAGGCAGTTCTTCCACGCTGTTTGCGGTGTATATGTTCGGGCAGGTGCAACCGCTGCCGCCGGTAGAACCGCCAGTAGAGCCACCGGTAGAACCGCCGGTGTTGCCGCCAGTAGAGCCACCTCCCGTACCGTCGCCACTCTCCAAGTCGCTGACTCTATCGGAAAGAGCTTGCAAATCGGTGCTAAGGATTTCAACGATCTGTTTAAGAGTTTCAACACGCTGTCCGAGGGCTTCAACACTCAGCTCCAGTAATGTTGTGTCAACGCCGCTACCGTCCGTGTTGCCACCGTCCGTGTTGCCACCTGTACTGCCCGTTCCGTCAACGCCGATCAATATCGTATTGTCACGTGCCACCACGTTTACGCCATTGATACCTTTGATCTTCAAAGTGTCCGTTACGGGAAATCCTCCGGTATAAAGGTTATTGGTTTGGGTTTGCACGTTGAAATCAACGGTTTCATTGATTTCGTCAGCTTCATAAGTTGAACAATTAAATACCGCCATTACTTCACCTCGCCATTCTCGCCGTTCATCTCAACGGTTGAAGGCGGGGTTTTGTTGGTTACGCATAAGTTAGCCGGTTCAATACTCATTTTTGTTTCTCCTTTCGTTTTTGAGCGGTTAAGACATGGTGATCGTATAAACAATTCTGCCGACCTCACCGGGCTGAATTGTCAAAGGCGTGCCAAGCGGCGTGCGGTCGAAAAGAATATAGTCGGAATAATTGGAGAAGCGGACGTATCTTCTGAGCCCGACTTCCCCGATGGTGATCGGATCGGACGAAATGTTTGTGCAGGTTAAAACCGCTATCGAGCTACGACTGCCGTCGTCGTTATCCACCACACTTCTTGTCAAAGCAACGTTTAAGCCAGCGGTGATTTCTTTTTTTAAGCAATAGGACTCCCCCGTCTCAGGTGCGTTATCACTACCCAAAACGATGGTTTCTATTTGGTGGAGTAACATCGGCTGCAGCGATTCCGTTGCCTGATAACCCAAATGTTCGAAATTTTTTGTTAATCCTTTTTCGTTGATCAGCGAGGCAAGCTCACCTCGTACGTGTTTTTCATAACAAACGGTATAATGGTTTAGAAGCATTGTCATTCACTCCTTTTATTCCAACGCTTCGACCGTTGCTGTTACAGCATAAGAACGGGCGATAGCATTTTTGTTGAAATTCGTAACCGCTTGAATAGTAGGTGGATTGATGATTGCAGCGGTGGCAATCACCAAGTAATTGTTGTTAGCAGATCCTTCAACAGCAACCGTGATCTTTGAAAATCCGGTGTACCCATCATCGGGCGTGAACACACCGTTTGCCTTTACGGTTTTCTCTTGGAGCTTGGGCGTTCTGCATACGTGTGTGCCGATAATCGGCTCTCCGTTTGCATCGTGAGCGGTGTAGCCTTCCATTAGAACATCGGGCATTACGGTGTCTTTGGAAGTGTCTACACCCGGTTTTGGAGCAGTATTGTTGAAGATAGACATATGATCACCCCATTACAATAACGTTCACGCTGATGTTGATTGTAGGCTTTATTCCGTTTTGCGCTTCGTACACAATAAATCCGTCGCCCTGTCCGATCAGGCGCACCCAACAGCGAGCGGCTTCCGTTTCCATTTCCTTGATGGGAACAAAGGAAGAGAACACGTGGGTTTTCGCGGTATCTGCCGTCACGCCGGGGAAGGTGACTTGATAATAGTATTTTCCGGGGTTGGTCTGATCGTTCCAACCGTTCGCGGAGAGGGTAACAGTCTTTGCACCGATGATGGTGCTGCCACCGCCAGTGCCACCCGTACCACCGTCGCCGGTATTGCCGCCTGTATTGCCGCCGCTCGTACCGCCGCCAAACTCGCCGCTGTCCACGCGGCTCATAAATTCCTCGTAATAAGCCTGTCGCTCTTCCTCAGCAGCAACTCTGCTGTCCTCTGCATCGACTCTTGCCGATTCTGCGGCGATTCTTGCTTGCTCGGCAGACTGTCGCGTAGCTTCTGCGGCGATCATTGCTTCCACAGCGGAACGATCTTCGTCCGTGATGTTCAGATCGTCGCTGTTCACGACCCTTGCGCTTACGATCATAGTAAACCAAGCCGTAGAAACAACGCTTCCCGAAACATTGCCGTACAGCGTAAGCTCGCAGTCGTGTACGCCCTCCACCGCAGCGGTGTTTTTGTTCAGCATAAAATCATACTCGATGGTAGAATTGCTCTTGATAGGGCAGAACGCCTGCAAATATGTGCCCGTCGGTCTATGTATAGTCAGCATAGCAAGGCTGCCGTCGGGAATCTTGTACGGTACGCCACCGTCGGAAAGGTTTATAAGGAATACTTTTCCCGTGTCGCGCACGGTAACAGGGATCGAGATTTGAGAATGCTCGACCTGCATATCAAGTGTAAATCTGTGCTTAGAATAAATCATTGCTTCCGTCCTCCCTTGGGTCATAAAAAGTATAACACAAAAAGGGGCAGGTTCTAAACCTACCCCCCCATTGTAATTATTTAGTGCCAAGGTGCATCGTTGATCGTGCTTTTCGCATATCCCAAAGCGTAGTACAGACCGTCTTTTTGCTTTTTCGACAGTCCGAGAGTGTTGACGTATGCAAGCACCTTCTTCTTTGCGGAATCGGGAATGATCTTGCCGTGTCTGTCGGTGTCAGCCTTTGCGCTGCCCTTGTATTGCCATACGTCAAGGAACACGTCTACGTCAATGCCCTTCGGCTCGCAATACTCGGTATATGCCGTTACAAAGCCATAAGAAATATTTTCTTCGCTCAGGCTCGGGTGCTCCTTGATGAAGGAATGCACGCTGACCTTTTCGGTCGCTTCCTCCTTGGTCATACCGCCGTAGCGCATATACATTTCGATAGCGCGGCTGGCCGTAATGTTGCCCGCAATAACCTCGTCGCCAATATCGTTGTACTCAATACCGGTCACGACGTAGGAGCTCCATTTGTTGACCGCTTTCGTGATATCCTCGCTGCTCTTATCGGTGTACTTGGTCAGCATATCCGTTGCCTGCTGCTTGGAGATCTCGCCGCCTCTGTACCACTCGCCAACCTTGCTCGTAATCTGCTCGGTCACTTGCTTTTCGGTATAGCCGTGGGAAAGAAGCTCGTTCATGGCGTCGTCAACGCTTGCACCGGTTCTGACTGCATCGTATACCTTGTCGTAGCGCGAATATCCGTCGCCCGCTTCCCAACCCTGCATGGTGAAGTACGCCTCGTCCTCGTTGTCAACAAGCCCTTGTTCAAGCAGCTCTGCGACAGCCTCGTCATACGTCAGATAGCCGTCCGCATACGCATACTTGATCTCGTTATAGTCGCCGGGATCGTAGGATTTCACCTTAAGGCTCGGCGCCATTGCTCCAATGGTGTTGTTCCAAATAGCAATAACCTCTCGCGTTGCCGCAGCCACAGGAAGCCCGACAATGCCGGAAGCCGCCTGAAGCAGCTTATAAATGCCGCCGTACCACGTGTAATTGGTGTCCTCGTTTGCGATCTTCTGATAAATGATCTGCGTACCGTTAACGAGGCTATCCCACCATTGCATATATACGGACTGCGGAGGATTGCCGTAGGTGTCAACGCCGACAATGGAAAGCAGCTCTTTTGCAAGGTCGTAGAAGTCGGCCATGATCGGAAGCTTATTGATCGGCATGAGCTCGTCAATCGTGTTGCCGCCGAATGCTGCAAGCCACTTTTCAAGGAACGTTTCGTATTCGTCGTCGTCACGCCATGCGTCCGCAACAGCCTGAACCGCTGCCAACATCACGGCAGACAATCCGTACACGTACAAAGTGCGGCTGATCATGTGCTTGTTCTTTTCCCATGCCTGCTGCTTGCTCATACCGCGCTTCATGTCAGCGTTGTACTTGTCAACAGCGTCAATGAGCATACTCGCGGTTGTCGTAGGCTCGCTCATAAACGAACCGGTAAGACGCGCCACAACGCCCTTGCTACGCAAATACTGATTCTTGGTCAGCACGCTGTCAACGACCTGCGTCTTGTAGATCACGTCCTCAAAGAGCTTTGCAACCGCCTCGTAGAAGCCTGCGTCTTTAGGTGTAAGCTTCTGCTTCTTGATCACTTCCTCTTTGCTTGCGCTCCACATAGCCGCCCAAGTAAGGATATCAGCCTGCTCTGCGCCCCACATACCAACCTCGCCGATCTTCTGTCCAACCGTTGAGCTGTGCTTGATCGTTTCGGTCAGTCCTCGGGAAATATTCACGTCATAGAAACCAAG